CACATCTCATAATATAACAGGTACATCAGTGCCTCGTGAGAAACAAAACAGTGTCCGATATCAAGATGATGCAAAATTAACAGGAAGAATGTTCACATCTCATAATATAACAGGTACATCAGTACCTCAAGAGAAACAAGGTAATACACAATATCAAGATGATGCAAAATTAACTGGAAGAATGTTTACATCTCATAATATAACAGGTTCGTCGGTACCTCAACAGAAACAAGGTAATACACAATATCAAGATAAAGCAAAAATGACCATAAAACAAACAACTTTAATAAATGATGGTGTTGCAAATTTAAAAAATAATATATCAAGTTATGTAATCGATGATACTGATGTTGCAAAAACAACAATACGACAACAAACAGAAAATACAAAACAATCTGGACCAATTAAGAGTACTATAAATGAAGGTACATATATGATTGATATTAATGATAAAGCTAAAACAACAACTAAAGAAACTACAATCGCACCAACTCCACTTGGACGAGAACATAATTCAAATATGGGAAGTTATACAAATGATGAAAAGGATGTTCCGTGTGATACAATTAAACAATTAACAATTGATAATACTTATATTGGTGGTTTAAAATCTGAAATAAACTCTCAAATATCTCATGAAGCTGCATCTAATAATACCATTAATGATACACGTGAAATTTCAACATTTAATAGAACTCCAAATGGTGCAAGAGATTTAAATGGACCATATCTTAATAAAGATACTGTTGAATTAAAAGACTCTTTATTATATAGTTTTGTACCAATTCCTCATAAATCATTAAATCAATCTATAATGCCAAATAATTTTAGTGAAAAATCTCATGTGAAAAATATGCCAATAATTGAATCATCATATTATGTGAATGATTCTTTTATAAATACATTATCTAACAATCCATATGTAAATAATATAGTTCATCAAAAAAATATATAAATATTAATATAATATATATAATAATGTATAATATATTTGGTTCATATATAAATGATGATTTTTCAAATATCAACCCAACAAGACAAACTGAATATTTTACAAATATCAATCCAACAAGACAAACTGAATATTTTACAAATATCAATCCAACAAGACAACCTGATTATAAAAATAATAGTTCTGATATTATCAGTTCATTACAAATTAGTTCAGATATTCATAAAAAAGTTCGAGAATATTTATATCCTTGTATTAAACCTGGTATGAAATTATTAGATATTGTTAATATTATTGAATCAAAAACAATTGAATTATCTCTTAATCAAAATACAATTAATAAAGGTATTGGATTTCCTGTTAGTATATCATTAAACGATTGTGCAGCACACTTTCATCCTGAATATAATTCTACAATATCTTTTAATAAAAAAGATGTTCTTAAGATTGATTTTGGAGTGGAAAATAATGGATGGATAATTGATTGTGCCTTTACTGTATGTTTTGATATTAAATATGATCCCTTATTAAATGCTGTAAAAGAGGCAACATATACTGGAATAAAAAATGCAGGGATAGATGTTAGACTTGGTGAGTGGGGTTGTGAAATTCAAGAAGTTATGGAATCACACGAAATTGTATTAAATAATAAAACACATCAAATTAAATCAATTAAAAATCTTGGGGGGCATAATATATTAAATAGGATAATTCATGGAAATGTTTTTTTACCAATAGTTGATATGACAGATTCAATGAATGAAACAGATAAATTTAAAGAAGGTGTTTATGCAATAGAAACATTTGGTTCAACTGGTGTAAATTATATTATTGAAAAAGGTGAATCAACTTTATTTCGTTTAAATCCAGAAAAAACAGAAAAAATACATTTACATGATTTAGATATATTAAATTTTTATAATAAAATAAAAACATCATTTAGCACTATACCTTTCACTAATCGATACATTCAAAATTTTAATACAAAATATAAAGAATATTTAAAAATTCTTGATGAAAAAAAAATAATATATTCATACCCCCCATTATATGTTAACCCATCTGCATATACAGCACAATATGAACATACTATTTATATTGATGAATCTAAAAAATATATTTTATCTAAAGGTGATGATTATTAATTATTTCTTAAATTGTTTTCTTATTATTTTATTATTATTATTATTATTATTATTATTATTATTATCAAGTTTAATAATTCTTTTGCCAAAAATTGATTTAATTGGGTTTATAATTCTTTGTTCGTTATTAACATTATTTATTGGAGAATATGCAATATCGATATAATTCATATAATATATATTATAAAAAAATGAAATTTAATACTTAAAGGATTATATATATCAAGTATATAAGAATATTATGTTAAATAAAACAGATTGGAATACCTTTAAATGTTTAAAATATATTGATGTGGATAATTTAGAAATTAATAATTTACCAAGTGGTATTAATGTTTCAACAATGACCGCATCGTGTAAACTTAATAACACAATTGATATTGTTAATATTGAAAAATATTTAGTATTAAATACAGATGATATTATTACAGTTAAAATGAGTAATGAAAAAATAAGAACATTAGAAATAATAAAAGATAAAACCAAAAGGAAAAAAAAAATAGAAATAAAACCATTAAAAGATACATCAAAAAATTATTTTTTCAATCAAATTACTGTCAATATTAGAATAAGTAATGGTGAATATAAAAATTTTTCAGACGAACCTAAAATTAATATGAAGTTATTTAAAAATGGATCAATACAAATGTCTGGATGTAAATCTATTAAAAATATTAATATTGCATTAAATAAATTAATTGTTAGGTTATCAGAAATAAAAGGAAAAATAGAAAATGATAAAATAACTGAAATAAAATTTATAGAAAATACTGAAAATTTAGAAAATATAACAATTAAAGATTTTAAAATTAATATGATTAATTCAAATTATAAAATTGATATGAATATTGACCGTGAAAAATTATTTTGTTTGTTAAATAAAAAAAAAATAAAAGCATCATATGAACCATGTATTAGAGCGTGTGTTATAATTAAATATACACCCCAATGTGATAATATTAATAATAAGGTAGTTAGTGTATTTATATTTCAAAAAGGTAATATTATAATAACTGGTTCTCGATCTAAAGGTCATATATTATCAACATATAAATATATTAATGAAATATTAATGAATCATACAGACGAAATAATCAAATATAATAATGATAATGAGGCAGAAATATTAGAATTATATGAAACTATTATGAATGAAATTAAGATTGGTATTATTAAAATTAAAAACGATGATTTATTAGAAAATAGATTTATTAAAAGTCATGATTATCTTTGATAAAATCATCCTTTTTGATAAAAAAAAATACTGCGTTAAATTAAAGAAAAGATTCTTTATAATTAATAATGTCTGATCAAGAAACATCCTCTGATATAAAAGTTAAATATGAAAATTCTAATGGTGAAAATTTATTAGAAGATAAACGGGTTCCTTTAAAAAACCAATCATCTGATACAGATTATTATTTTAATTTAATAGCAAATCCAAATAAAACTATTCCCAAAAAACAATCTGAATCATCTGAATATAATATTATAAATGAATCTTCTACAGTATCTAGTGATCGCAAATCTAGTGATCGCAAATCTAGTGATCGCAAATCTAGTGATCGCAAATCTAGTGATCGTAAATCTAGTGATCGTAAATCTAGTGATCGTAAATCTAGTGACCGTAATTTTAGTGATGTTGGGAAATCTGAATCATCTAAATCAAGAGGGAAATCTGAAAAAATAAAATTACCAACTAATAATATTCCACCAACTAATAATATTCCACCAACTAATAATATTCCACCAACTAATAATATTCCACCAACTAATAATATTCCACCAACTAATAATATTCCACCAACTAAGAATGTTGAAGTAGTAAAAGAAAAGGTTTTAACTCAAACAGAAATTAGATTTAAAAAAATAGAATTATTAAGAAGATTATCAGAATTAAAAGTAAAAGGATTTAAATTGTCAAAAGAATATGATTTTAATTCAGAATTAGATGAAATGGAATATGAATACGATACATTAAAAAACTATGTCAGTACAAAAAATGGTGTTGCAATGTGTAAATCTGGTTTATTACAAACTGTATCATTTATAGAATTTATAAATGATAAATATGATCCTTTTGATTTTCATTTAGCAGGGTGGGGCGATCATTTACAAATAGAATCAGAAAATTGGGAAGGTGTTTTAGAAGAAATTTATACTAAATATAAAGGAACTGGAATGGGTATGGCACCAGAAATAAAATTATTATTAATAATTGCAGCGTCTGGTGCAGCATTTCATTATACCAAAGCAGGTTCTGCGAAAATGTCTGGTTTAGATTCATTATTATCACAAAATCCTGGTTTGTTAAGTAATTTCACAAAACAAAAAAAGGAAAGTTCTCAATTCATGACAACTCAAGAAATTAATATTGAAAATCAAAAAAAAGAAAGTAAACAACCCCCAATTAAATCATCTAAAAAAACCACGATACCAAAAGAAAGTCTTGTTAATATAAATTTAACAAGTTCTGATAAAGTACGAAATATATTAAATAGATTTCATGGTATAAAACCATCAAATATAAAACCCCATAATACAGAAACACAAGATGAAACCTCTTCAAATAATGATAGAATTGTGTCAGAATCAACTATGAGTGATACACGATTAAAAAAACGTAAACAAAAAAAATCTAATATATCAATAATTTAAATGCAATAATAATATTTTTTTATCTTTATAAAGATTACATGTTATATTATAAAGATTACTTTATAATATAATATAATATAACATAACATGACTACAAATGAGGTAATTGTTAAAAAAAAACGTGGTAGAAAACCAAAAAATTATGTTGATTCGTCGCTTAATGAAAATAATTCTACTAAACAACTCGAAACAATAAATTCAGAAGATGAAAAAATAATATTTCATTTACCAATAACAATTAATGAAATTAATAATAAAGATACTGATATTGATAATATTTTTATTAAATCAGAATTAGATATCAATAAAAAAAATAAAATAGAAGATAAAATAGAAGATATTTTTGAAAATATCTCTGTTAATTCCAGTTCTGATAAAAAAATATATTTAAATAATTCAATAAATAATATAAATACACATATTTTAACATTTGTATCAAATACAAAATGTTGGTGGTGTAGAAATTCATTTACAACACATCCAATCCAGTTACCAGAAGATTATTATAATAATACATTTTTTTGTGTTGGACATTTTTGTTCTTATAATTGTGCTGTTGCACATAATATAGATATAAATGATATTCTGACTTCAAAACGCATTTCGTTAATAAATTTATTATATTATAAAACATATTCTGATTTTAACAAGATAATAGCTGCACCACATTGGATTACATTAGAAGAATATGGTGGTACATTATCAATAACTGAATTTAGGGAAAATTCAGTTAAAAATACGAAAGAATATTTGGTATTACACCCTCCTTTAATATCTAGACAAATGCAAATAGAAGAATCTTATAAACATTATAAATTTAAAGATGTTCAAAATTCAGATCAAGAACAAAAATATACGATAAAAAGAAATAAACCTATAAATAATAATCAACTTAATTTAGAAATAACTATGGGTTTGATAAAAAAAATAAAATAAATTATTATTAATCCGATTTACTGGGACTTAATACTAATTTAATTTCTCCTAACGATGCAATCTGATATGTTAATATAATTGGATAATCATTTTTTAAAAATAATGTCACTTGATTGCATAAATTTGTACATTTAGTAAAAATTAATAAAAATTTAAGTTCAAATAATCCTTGAACTATTTCATTTGTATTATTTGTGGTTGATACAATAGACAACCCGCCGTTTGTTTCACCAACTTCAAAATCTATATTTCCTATTTCACCCTTACCTGAAAAGTATAATTTATTTGATGTTGCTTTAATTTCAATTTTATCAGTTGATGATGCAATATCTTTACAATATTTATGAAAATCTTGAGAAGGTAATATAATTGAATAAGGAAATTGTATTGGACTTATATCATACATTTCTTCTTCAATATCCATCAAGTTTAATTTAAAAGTTTTCTTTTCTTTCTTTTCAATACTCTCCAAAATAATTACTAATTTATTAATATCATCATCATCTACAATCCATGTCATTGTGTCGAAATTACTCATACATTTTAAACATTTTAATAAATTATTAATATCAAGTCCTAATGTTAATTTTTTTTTATGATAATTATATTTATAAACATCGAATTTATCTGCATCTAATCTCATGTAAATAAGGATTTTACCAGTTTTATTTACTTCTTTCAAAACAATACCACCTATTGTAGGTTCTTCTGTAGGATTTTCTGTATTTTCAATGTGATATGGGAAAAAATCAATATTGGCATCTGTTAATAATGAATTAATAGCATCAACAACTATTTTTATAGCAACTGTTTGTGTTGTCTTAAGTTCAATGATATTAACCATTATATTTATTAATTATTAATAAATTTATATCTTTATAATGTTTATTAATAATATTAATTTAAGTTTAAAAAAAATCTCTTTATTATTATATAATGGTTAATTCGTATGTCTTAGTAAATCCCCATATTGAGGGATCATTTAAACGCAATGTAAAATCTTTAAATTCAAAAGAAGCAGCAAATGTTTTTTATAAAAATTTATCTGAACATTTTAATAATTCTGTTCAAGAATTTCATTTTAGTATTCAAAAAGGTGGATCTGGTGATGGTAAATTTTATCATTTTAAGGTAAAAGAAACAAAGAAAAAAAAAGAAGTATCTTTTACCATTGACCCAATTGAGGAACCTGTTTCACCAGAAACCTTGAAAACTTTTAAAAAAAACTTGGATGGATTCAAGTCTAAATTTAATCAAGATGGAGGAAGTAAAAAGAAAAGTAAAAAAAGTAAAAAAAGTAAAAAAAGTAAAAAAAGTAATAAAGATAAAGATAAAGATAAAGATAAAGATAAAGATAAAGATGACGATTCATCCGATTCATCTGATTCGTCTTCTTCTGAATCGTCTGATTCATCAGATTCATCAGATTTTTATATAAAGTCAAAAAAATCTTATAATGCGACTCAACCAATATATTATTGGCGTTATGATCCTTATCTTTACAATATCGACCAATTATATATACCAACCTTTTATTCTTATGTAACTCCATATATTGAATTAAATATAAGAGGGTATTAAATTAAATTAAATATTAAATATAATATTAAATATAATAAATAAAGTAAAATTAAATAAAGATAAATAAAGTAAAATTTAAAAATTAAATATAATATTAAATATAATAAAGTAAAATTAAATATAGATAAATAAAGTAAAAATTAAATATTTAATATTAAATATAATATTAAATATAATAAAGTAAAATATAATAAAGATAAATAAAGTAAAATTTAAATATTTAATATAATATTAATTAATTTTTTTGAAAACATAATATCTAAACAAGTCATTCCAAACACGACCTTCTTTATCAGAACCTTTTAAATCACCATAAAATTGTGCAACTGTATTGTAATATTTTTTATTTTTAGGATTTTCTTCATGTTGGATTACATCTGAAAACCAATTTTTATTAAGATTAAAAATATTAACAAATAATTCAGTATCAACTAATACACATCCTGCTTTTTTCATAACTTTTGATAACAGTTCTGGTGTAACCAAGTATTCTGTTAAATATTTACCTTCTTGACAAAACCACGCCATATGAATATCAATAGCCATATTCACATCATCTTTAACATCACCATTAAATTTTTTAATAATTTCAAAAAATTTCTTACGCTGACCTTCATCATCTGTATACCAAGATGTAGTAGTATCTTTACCTGCTAATAATTTCATAACTTGTTTTGGATCATATAATGTACAAATTAAATATCCATCTGTTTTAAGATATGATTTTATATTTTCAATTAATGCATTTACTGTTTCTTGTGTTTCAAATAAATAATGAATTGAAAATTGACAATTAATAATATCAAATTTACGATCTTTTGTAAATATTTTATCTATTGATTTCTTATTATCAGGTGTCATATTAATAATTTTCTTTTCTTGTAATTGAGAAGACATTGGAATACCACCATCTGCTTGAATAAATACCATTTTTGTAAAATCAGGATATTTATTCACATTATCTCTGTATCTTGTTGTAGAACTATCAATAGCTCCATATAATCCTTCATAATCAACATCTGTTCCAATATATTCACTTATACGTGTATGATAAAACTTCATAATATCTCCACCACGACCACATCCAATATCCCAAACTGTTTTCTTTTTATAATTACCATTCATATTTTCTTTACCTTGAGTACAATATGAATAAATAATGATTGATTTTATCCAATTATGAAAATCTCTAAATGATTTTCCAAGATTTGTAATTTTTTGATAATAAATATCTTGTGCTCTTTCTGATGAAATAACACTTGTATTAATCCTACTTGATAATAATTTTTGTTGTTGTGCATATGTATCAGTTCTAGATAATTTTTGAATTTCTTCAATTGTTACAGATTCGATCATTGATTTCCAAATCTTAATCGCAAAATCTTTATAATTACCATATTGTTTTTTATCTCTTATTACTGATTCTGTTTTATCCCATCTAGTTCTTAAAATCTTCCATCGATATGGATGTGGTATATTTGCATCATTAACATATATTACCTCAATAACAGTTTCGTCATTAACTAAGTTGCCTTCAACATCTCTTACTTCGCCATTTTCTAATGGAAAAAATGCTTCATGATTATGTTCGTTTTTCATAAATGGTACTGGTACTTGTTTATTACCAATTGCATCACCTACAAAAAAATTAATAACACGGAATATTTTATTATGGACTGTTTTAATTGTGTTATCATATACTTCTAAATTTCCACCTAATTCCATATTTTTTTGATAAGTAATATACACATCAATTGAATTTGTGCTTGGAGGTTTATATTTATAGATTGGGTATTTATGTTCTCTCTTTTCTCGAATATATTTTTGATCAACACCCGTATAAATAATACCATCTAATAAATAAGGACATGAGACATTCTCATTATTAGTACAACCACTCCATATTGTATTACTGAATGAATACACTTCTGAATTATTACCACCTGTAGGAAATATAAACATTTTAGTATGAAATATATATTCATTTTCTTTTGACTCTTTAATTAATTTATTTAAATTTTTATAAAAATGTATCATTTCTTTTTCATAATGTTTTTCTTGTTTTACTAGATCAAATTTATCATCATATTGTTTAATCGTATATGCTTTAACATTCATTTTATTAACAAAATTATCTAATACTTTTAAACGATTTATTAATAAATTTTCATTACGTATATCTTTTCCTGCATAAAATAGACAATCAAACATCATGAATAAATAATTATTTTCTTTATGAATATGTATTAATTCTCCTTCTATTAATGTTAAATCTATCCCTTTTACAGTATATGGAGTTTTTTTTACAATTAAATTATTTGAAATTAAAAATATCATTTCCTCGAAAACTAATAATTGATATTTATCACCATCAGCCTTATCAGTAACACTATATTTATTTGGAATTTTATCAACAATATGTTGTACTTCTGTTGATATTGGTTGCATAGAATATAAATTAGTACTTGCATCATTTTCCGTTTTATATAATAATTTTTTATAAGCCTTTATGACTTTTTGTGTTTCATCTTTGGTAATTAAAATATTGGAATCTTCAAGAACTTGTTTGATTTTTAATACTTCTCGATTCATTTCTTCAAGTACTTTATTCGAAACTTTATTTTTACCAGCAACATATTCTAATTCTATTTCAAATTGCTTTTTACCATCATCAATATCATCTGGACTTGATGATGTTTTAACAATTGTTAAATCTAATCTAACAATTCCATCACCTTCAATATCATCTTTTATAAATAAACTAATACGTTGTTTATATCTAAATTTAATTTTATCACATTCATTATATTGAATATTTGCAAGAGTTTCCATTGTCTTTTCATTAATTCCTTCTTCCTGACTCAATCTAACACGAATATTAAATTCATCAATATCATATACATTAGCCAAATCTTTTTTTTTATTCATAAAATGAATTCCTTCATTATTAGAAAATTGTGTAACTAAAATTGTAAATATTACATGATTTTTTCTTTGATGAACTAAATTTAAAATATTATTAATTCTATCAATACCAGTAATTGTAATACGGTATGAATCATTATTTAAATAATTATAATTAACATCTAATGTTGTTTCTTGTGTCATTTTAATATTGTTATTAGTTGATCTATATTTTGCATAATTTAAAACTTTTATAAATTGTTTAATTGATAATTTATTATCAGATCTATAATTATTAAACATTATTTCAAATTCGTTTGTCTTATTTGATTTTTCAAACAGAATTTTAATTTGACTTATTGTATTTAGTGATAACATTATCTATAATTAGATAATGTTTTTTTAAATAATTATTTCATTTTTTTTAAATTAATATTTACCTATCACACCAGGATTTTCGACATAACTGACTTGGATTTTTTCCCATATTAACACCACATTCAAGACAATGATAATTATTTTATTTTTTTAAATTAATATTTACCCATCACACCAGGATTTTCGACATAACTGACTTGGATTTTTTCCCATATTAACACCACATTCAAGACAATGAAAATTATTTGTTAATGAATTATATCCTTTAATAATTTGATTTTTAACAATTGGTTTGAAATAATCTGTTATTGATTTCTGAAATTTAATATTATGTTGATTATCCATTAATATTTATATATATTAATATTAATATATTACAATTTCAATTTTTGTCATAAAAATTGATTTTTATATATCATAGTATATTTATATATAAATTATTATGTCGTCTATTATTAAACAAATTGAACCCATTATTGAAGATCATGTTAAAGATCTTGGAGTCGTCGTGATTAAAGTTCACGAACATGGTGCTGAAGAACCTGTACCAACAAAAGAACCAGCTGAAGAACCAACAAAAGATGCAGCTGAAGAACCAACAAAAGATGCAGCTGAAGAACCTGTACCAACAAAAAAAGAACATATTGATTATTCTTCTGTATCTGCAGTAAATGAAGATATTATTGTTCATAATAGCAAAATTACAAGTGCAACATTTAAAATGGGTGGATTTACACAGAAAGAAAATCAAGACGCATATTATGTAAATACAGGAATTGTAAATGATGTTGCATATACATTAATGTGTGGTTGTGACGGACATGGTATAGCAGGCAAGTTATTTGCTAATTTTACTGTTACAGAGTTACCAAAGATTATTCTAAAACAGATTGGTTCTATTATAATTGAACCAACATTGTTATATGGTATTTTTGAAGATTTTAATAAATGTCTCGTTGAAAAATTTATTAAAAACAAAATAGGTGGTACAACATGTACCGTAATTATTAAAATGGATGGACTGATAATTACTGTTAATCTTGGAGATTTTGATGCAATAACTCATATTGATACACTACCATCTAACATTGAATTATTTGTTGATGATGTTAAACAATCTGTTTCTAGTTCATTTCTTACATTGACACAAGATCATAGCCCGAGTTCAATAACAGAAGTCTCGAAAATCTTGGACATGGGTTATAGAACTATGTATGACTCTGGAAAATACGCAAGTATTGATGCATACGAGGTTGTTATGAATAATGATGTTAAAACAATTGATCGTGTATCACATACTAAACAACATGGTGCATATCATATGAATGTAAGTCGTGATTTTGCAATGTATTTTTGTGATGGTCCAAATAAAATTAACATGTCGCGGTCCTTTGGTGATGTTAATTGTGTGTTCGTATCACATCGTCCAAGTATAACAGTTGCAAGGTTTCCAATTGAAACTCGAACCAAGATAATTACTGGGTCTGATGGATATTTTACAAGTTTTACTATCCCACAAGTACACGAACAATTATTGATTACTCCTCACAAAATTTGTTCAAATGGATATGATATGATTGGCACTACGTTTGGATACGAAAATGCTGATAATACAACCATTATTATTTTATCGTAATTTTTAAAATTATTTTATCGTTATCATAATAAAATATGCTAATTTCATAAATTGAATATATTCATCACATCGTTTAATTAAACTTTGGTCTATTTCTGCCAATTTGTATAATATCTTAGATTTTACATTATTTTCAAAATTAGATTTTAATATAAAACTATGAAAACTTATTATTTGATTAACCAATGAATATCCTGCAATATTAAATTGATTTATTAATAAATCAACATTTTTATCATCTTGATTTATAATATATTCCATTAATTTATTAAATTGATTTTCTGGTATAATTCCAGATATATCATCTAATATATTAATATTAAAATCATCGCTATGTGAATTATAACATTTTTGTAGTAAATTAATTGCTTTTCTTAAATCCCCTCTACATATAGTAATAATTTTATGTAATATTACATCAGAATAAATAATATTTTCTTGTTTACATATATAATATAATTTATTAATAATACTATCTGAATCAATTGGTTTAAATCTAAATAATGCACATCGAGATATAATTGGTTCTATTATTTTATTGTAATAATTACAAATAATACAAAATCTTGTAATTTTAGAATATTGTTCTATTATTTGTCTCAACGCAAATTGAGAATCATATGTCATTGTATCTGCTTCGTCTAATATTATAATTTTCCAAGGTGGGATACCATCTATTTTATTAATTGATTGTTTCGAATATTTCTTTATTTTTTCTCTAATAATATTAATACCTCTTTCATCTGATGCATTTAATTCTATTATTCTATCTGAATAATTTTCTAAACCAAATAAATCTTTAGCCAATGAAATAATTGTTGAGGTTTTACCACATCCAGATGGACCATAAAATATTAAATGTGGTATATTCTGTGTTTTCATAGATGATCTTAAAGATTGAATAACATCAGATTGTGCACTAACATCATCTAATGTTGTTGGTCTATATTTTTCAACCCATAACTGATTTTTATTATTATTATTCATTATAATGAATAATAATAAAAATATCTTTAAATTGTTTAAAATAATAATTTTTTTCCTAAATTATGTATAATGAATACCCATACTTTTAATGAAATAGTAAAATATAATAAAACATTAATGGATACATATGAAATAGATGAAATAGATACAAATGTACATATTAATTCAATTGATACACCAATAATTAAACCATTAGAAATTGATACAAACATACCCATAATAAATCAAAGTATATTTAATTTTATAAAGCCACATGATGAAGATACATCTCAAAGAATAAATGTAGGGTTTCAATTTATATTTGAATTATACAGAGTTGTTACTAGTTCGTTATTAATACTTTTTGTACCACAATTATGTAAAGATCATATATGCACAATTAATGAAAATTTAGTATGGGAAACAAAAACTTATAACACTGCAATCTGTTTTAATTTTATATCAATGGTTTCGTTAGTTAGTATGTATTATTTAGAATTAATAAGAGAAAATAGATTAATTAAATTTCTTCGTGTAAATAAGAATTTTCCAAATAATAATAAAGATGTTGGTGAAAGATTAGAATTATTACCAATTAAAAATAAAAAACAAATATTAAATATAAATAGACATTATAAATTAATTTCATATTCTACAATTGTTATTTATTCTGTAAATGTTATTTTAAGTGGAATAGTTGTTAATAATTATTATGCAGGAACACAAACCACATCAACATTTATAACATATGTATTATTTATAGCAAGTAAATTTACTAATGTTTATTCATTAATTTCATCTGATATAAATATATTATATTCGGCATATATGAAATCTAATATTCAATTTAATGATGTTGATATTGATTTTATAAAAATCGTATAAATTATGTATCAAATGTATCAACTGCTTCTTGCATATCATGTGAATCAGATGTATCTATAACATCATTTGCTTGAAATCTTTTTGGAACATCAATAAAATTAATAAACTTTTTTGTTTGTGAATTATTATTAACATCATTAAAATTATAATTAATATTAATAAATAATTTTTTATCACACTTTATTGGAATCATAAAATTTGGAACGACTCCTTGAAAGGATGTTATAGTTCCTTTATAATTATAACCTTCATCTCCATATATTTCAATATCAAACCCAGTTGGTTTTGATATTGTTTGACCATTTAAAGTATTCGTTGTTAGTATTGTTGGTATATTCAAGGCTAAAAAATTATGAATTACTTTATTTTTTTTAATTTTTCGAATCATATGTTTATCAATATATTCGTGTTCTTCTGTCATAGTTCTTTGTGTAAAAAAATAATCAATAGTTTGGAATGTATTTTTTTGAATTTTTAAAGTATTAAATGCTTCTCCCAAGTCAGCCATGTATAATATTATTATTAAAACATTCCTTATATATTTTATAAAACTATATTTAAAACTACTTTTTTTTTAATATTAATGACTAATAATACATTAAACGCTCTTGATGGAGATTATTCTTGGAAAAGAGAACAAGAAGTTATTTTAAAAAAATGGGCAGATAAATCTATTTGTTTCAAAATGATGCACGAAAGATCATATAAAAAATATTGGTGTTTAAATGCATGGTTTAATATACCAGTTATTATAATATCTACAATTACAGGTACAGGAAATTTTGCATCAGGGAGTTTTGGTTCCGCACAATATATTACATTTATAATTGGGGGATTTAATTTATTTGCAGGAATATTAGCAACAGTTGCAACTTATACTGGGGTTGCACAAAAATTAGAATCACATCGATTTTCAAGTATTGCATGGGATAAATTTTCTAGAAAAGTTCAATTAGAATTAGCAAAAGCAAGATCAGACCGCATTAAAGCAAAAGATTTTATAAAACAAGCAACAGAAGAATATGATAGATTAATCGAAATGTCGCCGATATTACCAAATGATATTATTAGATGGTTTACAAATATGATTGAAACAGGAGCATTAGACGAAGAATTAGGTGAATGTTCTACATTCTGTTTTGAAACTTTTTGTTTTCCATGTGGTTGTAGCTTTTGTAAATGTATTTGTTGTTGTCAAAGTACTAAAAGAAATGTAATAGAAGATGAAAAAATTAGAAAACAATGGGGGTTAATGGAGCTACCAGATATTATTGGAAGAATTAGACCAACAGAAATTGCAATAGAACCAGACCCAGAATCACCACCTCCATTAGTAATAATTCAACATAATGAATCGTCGAATGAAATAAAAAATGATAATAATCCATATGATGTTTATAATTTAAGTTTTAATGCAACATTATAATATTATTTTTAATTGATGTAAATCATCTAACCACATTTCTTTATTGGTTTTATTTTCAATATATTTATATTCTAATTTAATTTCTTTATTTTTTTTTTCTAATCTTTCTAAATTTTGTATTGTTATTTGTTTGAATGTCATATTGGTTAAATAATCATAAGAATCATTTATTTTAATAATATTATTTTTAATTAAATATTTATCTAAATCGATATCATATAATTTTAAAATTTTACCATTTTCTTGAATAACTAATTTTATAAATTTAATTTGATTATTATTATATTTAATAGTATTATTTAATTTATTTAATACAAATTCTTTTCGTGAATCATAAAATTTTATTCTCCAATGATAAAATTCTATTATAATTTCTTCTGCAGATTTAAATGTTTTTATTTTATATAAAGATGTATATAAATTCATATTAGATTGTTTTATTGTTTTATATAAATGTAAATATTTATATAATTCATTCATTCCTGTATCATCCATATTATTTAACATTTTTTCTATATTTTCTATATTTTCTATTTTTAATATAAATTTAATTTCAATATCTGAACTTAAATTACTATAAGATTTAAATAAATCACTTTTCTTTTCATAAATTAAATCTTCTAAAAATTCTTTATAGTCATTTGTCCACATTCTTATTGGAAGTTCTGTTATTATTATCTCATTTTTAAATATTTCAATAACACCTTCACTTAACCATGTTGTATCATTAAATTTTAAAATCCGCCCTTTAAAATTTTTATAATATGGTGTTAATAATTTTTTATTTGCTTTATTATTTAATTTATTTTCAATCCAATTAATAATATCCATTGGATTATAATTTGGAATAAATGTCGAAAATCCTGTACCAATACCTTCACACCCATTAATTAATATTAATGGAATTATTGGTAAATAATATTTTGGTTCTATTTGATAACCATCATCGTTTTGATATTCTAAAATATTAGTATCTTCTTTAATAAATATTTTATTAACATATGGTTCTAATAATGTATAAATATAACGAGCAGACGAATGATCTTTACCTCCCATTAATCTAGTTCCAAATTGACCAATTGGTGCTAGTAAATTTAAATTATTTGAACCTACAAAATTTTGTACCATATTAATTATTGTTATAATAAGAGACTGTTCGCCATGATGATATGCAGATACTTCAGCAACTGATGCAGCTAATTGAGCTACTTTATATTCTGATATTATATTTTTTTTAAAACACCCATATAATACTTTACGTTGCGATGGTTTAAATCCATCTAACATTGAAGGTATTGATCTAATATTATCATAATTTGAAAAATGAATTAATTCTTGATGAACAAATTGTTTAATATTTATTGTTGTAGGTGGTTCTAATTGAAGAATATTATTTGGATTATATTCTAATAACCATAATTTACGATTTGCTACTTTTTCTTTAGAAAACGCTAATAAAATATCATTATTTGTATTATGTTCTTTAATTAAATTAATTTTATTTGATTCTAAATTTCTGAAATATTCACCGGCTTCTTTGGATGTAGATGTTCCTAATCCTTTATAATATTTAATTTTCCATAATGAAATTTCTTTTGTCTTTTCTTTCCATATTTTGTATGTTCTTAAATTAGAAAAATTTAATGTTTGATTTCCTCTTGTAACTTTAACTAGTGGTGTAACTAATATTTGAATAAATCCATTTATTTCTAGTAAAGACGGATAAAAATAATCAAAAAAATTAATAATTAATCCTTTGATATGAGATCCATCTTCATCTGCATCTGTCATTATCATAATTGCACCATATCTTAATTCTTTAAGATTTTCTTTATTATAATTAAATCCCATTTTTAATCCCATTATTTTTTTAATATCATTTATTTCTTGATTGGAATTAATCTGAGATGTCGATGCTTCACGAACATTTAATAATTTACCCCTCAATGGATATACACCAAATATATTACGCCCATTTTGAATTGCAGAAATTCCAGATATAGCAGTGGCTTTTGCAGAATCTCCTTCTGTTAAAATTAATATACAATCTATTGATTTCTTTGTTCCTGCAAAATTCGCATCTTCTAGTTTAGGCATATTTTTGATTTTTGATTTTTTTGTTCCATCTAATTTAGATAATATTTTTTGGTTTGATAAAGAAATAACTTGTTTTAATTGATTAACAATATTGGATTTTTTAATTTGATTCCAAAAATTATCAGAAATATCACATTTAAATCCAAATTTACTAATTGGGGTATTTAATTCTTCTTTTGTTTGTGAATTAAAAGTTGGATTAATAATTGATGATTTTAAACAAATTGTTAAATAATCATTTAATATTTTTTTTGTAATATCTGGTGAAATTATTTTTTTAAATTTTTCTAATAATAAATCAATAAAATAATCAATATGTTTTCCCCCTTTATTTGTATAAATGCCATTTACAAATGATATGTGAGTTCCTGAATCAATCGATTTTAAATCATTAAATCTTATTGCATATTCCCATAAATTATTTTTAATACACCCACCTATTATCCAAGGTTCTTCTGATAAATATAATTTTAAGTATGAATCAAAAGTAGTTTCGTGTTTTAGTTTAATATTATTTAAATTAAAAATAATATTTTTTCTACACAAACCAATTAAATCAATTATTCTTCGTTCTAATAATTGAATTACTTGACCATTAAAATTTTTTGTTTTAAATTTTTCAAAATCAGGGAATATGGTTATTTTAACACCACCTTTATTTTCTTTGTTTTTAGTTATTGTTGGTTTTAATATTTTACTTAAATTATTTTCAAATATTTGATGATAATATAATTTCCTTTTCTTGTCCCAAACTTCAATTATAAATTTCTTTGAAAATATTGCAGATAATTTTGCACCTAAACCATGTGTTCCACCAGTTATTCTTTCTTCTGTATCATTATAATTAGTTGATGTTAATAAATTAGCAAAAATTAATTCAGGAACATAAATCTTATATGTTGGATGTAATATAACATCGATTCCAACCCCATCATTTTCAATTATAAAAAAATCTTTATTTATTTCAACATTAATATTAGTTAAGGTTGTATCTCTTATCGATTGATCATATGCATTAACAATTAATTCATCAATAATTTTATATAATCCAGGAGACCAATAAATTTCTTGTTGACTAATTTTATTTTTATTATAAATAAATTGTTTTTCATCACGAAAATCTAAATCTCCAATATACATACCAGGTTTTTTTAAAATATGTTCGATTGGTGATAATTTTACATAAGTTTCTTGTATAGATAATTCATTTTTTTTATTGGTCATTAATAAAATAAATGAGAAATAAATAAAATTTAAATGAATTTCTTATTTCCTATGGTGCTGGATTTGAACTCCAAACTGATCTCGACATTCTGGATTCTTGACAGAACATCCTTTAGTGAGCCAATAATAAAAATTACAGTTTTTACTCGATGGTGCTTCAAGCCACTCTTGTGAATCATGTTCATTCTTTTTTACAGAATAATAATGCTTTTGTTGAATTTTTGATGAAACTGTTTTAGCAACAGTTTCATCAAGAAAGGACACGCCAAAAGAGGACATATCAAGAGAATCATCACGGAAAGATTCATCATAAAATGATTCGTCAAAAGAGGACACATCAAAAGAGGGTACTTCGTGAAAGGATTCGTCAAGAGATAATTCAACAGAAATTGATTCCAAATCTTTAACATGTCGATCAAAACGACGAGACTTTGTAATCTTTTTGAAATTATAATGATACATTTGTTTCTTGTTAAGTTGTGTCAAAAGAGATGACACCCACTTATTTGAATATGAATTTACACCACAATGTTCCAGGTTACAATTCCGTGTAATATTCGTAAACTGTTTACACGGAATTTCCTTTCCATTTAGTAGTGCAACTCGCTTTGTGGATTTCTTTTTGTTGAATGTACCTTGTTTGGCGGATTTCTTTTTGGTGAATTCCATTGAAATAATAATATCGTTTGTAGATTTAATAGACATATATATGAATTATTATTATGGCTATTATAACATTTAAAAATCAATTTTTTTAACATTTTAGATTTTTATGACATTTATATTTGAAAATATATAGCTATATGCAGTTGAATTTAATTCTTGTACATAAATAAAAAATAAAATTTATATCTCATAAAATTCCATAAATATTCATATATATAATATATATATATATAATTATTTTATAAAAGAACTGTTAACAGTGTTAGATAAATGATTATTGTTTAGAAACTTTTTTTACTGCTATTTTAGAAACTTTCTTTACAGGTTTTTTGGAAACTTTCTTTACTGCATTTTTAGGTGCTTTTTTAGATACTTTTTTAGATACTTTTTTAGATACTTTTTTAGATACAACCTTTTTGGATGCTTTTTTGGCACCTCCTTTAACATCTACTTTAAATTTTTTACGTTCTGTATCAATATATTTTTCAACAAATGATAAATCTTTATTTTTCTTAATTACTTTCATTAATTCGTCTAAAGTCATTTCGGATTCAGTTTCTTTATCATTTTTCTTTTCTTTAACAACAAAATTTTTACTTTTAGAATCTTCTTTAACATCGATGCGGTAAAACTCTTCACCAACACCTTTAATTAATTTAAAAGATAATCCAAGTGGTCCATCAATTAAACTTTCGGTGTGAATAGTTTTAATTTCTTTGAAATTTGTTTTGCGAGAGTTCTCGTGTCTAAATACAGGTGGTGATTTGCTCATATATATATATATATAGTTATGTTAGAAAAAAAATCTTAATATATTTATTTAATATTATAATTAAACATATTTAAATATTAAAATTATTATAATTATAATGAATGATATATTTAATTATAATAGTAAAGACTTGAATAAAACTATTAACATTAAATTACCGTGGGTTGAAAAGTATAGACCAACCAATTCTGATGATATTTTATTAGACCCGTTTATTAAAGAAAAAATAAATAAAATGGTTGAAACAAAAACAATACCAACTATGATTATTACAGGGGAACCTGGTACTGGAAAAACATCTACTATTTTATTTTTAGCAAAAACATTATATGGTGATTCGTATAATGACAGTGTATTAGAATTAAATGCATCTGATGATAGAGGATTATCTATTATTAATAATACTATTTATCCATTTTGTAAAAAACATGTAAATAATAGTTTAGGGTATAAATTAGTTATTTTAGATGAAGCAGATAGTATTACTCAAAAAGCACAAAATGTATTATCAAATATAATATCAAAATTTATTAAAAATACAAGATTTGTATTTATTTGTAATGATTATACACAAATTATAGAATCCATTCAATCTAAATGTATGATTATTAAATATCCAAAAATTGATTCAAGTAATTTATTTTTAAAAATTAAATATATTTGTGATACTGAAAATATTACACATACAGATGATGGAATTAATAAATTATTATTTGTATCAGATAACGATATACGTCAATTAATTAATAATTTAGAATGTATTTATTATTCATTTGGAATATTAAATGAAGAAAATATTTATAAATTTATTGATAAACCCAAAACTTTTTATATATCTGAAATATTAAAAAGTTGTTTTGAACACGATTTTCCTAAAACTATAAATATTGTTAAAAACCTATATTATAATGGTTATACTCCAAACGATATATTATTAACATTTATGAAATTTTTATTAGATAGAAATTATCATGAACTAGATAAAGAGGTTAAATTAAAAATATATGAAATTATAAGTTTAAGTTATATTGTCATTAATAGTGAAAATGATACTTTATTACAATTATGTGGATGTATATCAAAGATATATTTATATTTACAAAAAATACCAGAATTAAAATAAAATTGAATTATATAATTAAAAATTGAATTATATAATTAAAAAAATATATATATATAATAATATACAATGTTAGGGTCAAAAGCAATTTATAATAGTTTATTAACAAATAAAGTCAATAATGTATTTCTCTATAGCGGAGGTGCAATTATGTCTCTTGTTGATTTATTTAAAACAAAAGATAAACCACAAATAAATTATTATATTAATAATCATGAACAAAATTGTGGTCATGCTGCAACTGGATATGCAAAGTCGTCTGGTAAACCTGGTGTTGTTATTGTTACAAGTGGTCCTGGTTTAACAAACATGGTAACACCAATATTAGATGCTACTAATGACAGTACACCACTAGTTGTTTTCTCAGGTCAAGTTCCACTTTTAAATATGGGTACAGATGCATTTCAAGAATGTGATGCTGTAAATATTACTAAATCTTGTACTAAATGGAGTTATTGTGCACAAGATGGGGATGATTTATATGAATTATCAAATGAAGCATTTAGAGTTGCAACTAGTGGTAAACCTGGTGCTGTTCATATTGACCTTCCGAAATGTGTTATTAATAAAGAAAATGGAAAAAATATTATTAAGAATTCTTATCAAACAAAAAAAAGCAATGTTAATTATCATATATTACATAAATTAATAAAAGAATCAAAACAACCAATTATTTGTGTTGGTAAAGGGTGTAATAATTATTCAAATGAATTATTAACATTTATTCAAACATATAATATACCAGTAACAACAACTATTCATGCAGTTGGTACCTTGGATGAATATCATCCATTATCATTGGGCTTTTTAGGTATGCATGGATTTCCTGCTGCAAATCATGCAACACAAAATGCAGATTTAATAATTGCACTTGGTTCAAGATTTGATGATAGAACTATTGGTAATTTATCATTGTATGCTCCAAAATGCAAAAACGTAATTCATGTTAATATTGAAAAATCAGAATTAGGTAAAATTATAAATTCAACTAATAATCGTAAAGTTTATAAAATTAATATGGATTGTGGAGTATTTTTAGAAAATATAAATAAAATAAAATATAAAAAAATCTGTAATAATAATTGGATGACAATTATAAATGATTGGAAACAAAAATATCCAATTACATATAATAAACCTGATAATAAATTAAATACACAAATGGTTATTGAACAAATTGGTAAATCTATAAATCAAAAAAATACAATTATTACATCTGGTGTTGGTAATCATCAAATGATGTCAGCACAATTTATTAAATGGCGTGTTCCAAATCAATTTATTACATCTGGTAGTCTTGGTGTAATGGGAACAGGTCTTCCATATGCGATTGGAGTACAAATTGCTAATCCAACAAAAACAGTAATTGATATTGATGGTGATGGATCATTTAATCATACATTAGGGGATTTACAAACAATTACAAAGTATAAATTACCAATTAAAATATTTATTATGAATGATGGACAAATGTCTATGGTTCGTGCGTGGGAAACTCTATTTTATAATAAAAATTATGTTGCAACAGATTGTTCATTCAATCCTGATTATTGTAAATTAGCAGAAAGTTATGGAATTAAAAGTATTAAATTAACAAATCCAAAAGATTTAAAAGATGTTATTAATTATGTTATTAATTTTGATGGACCAATTTTATGTAATGTTTCTGTTGTATCAGATTTATGTCTACCACTAATCGCACCTGGAAAAGCACTTGATGATATGATATTATTAAATAATAATCCTACATCAATAAATGGATTAGCCCCATCTTAATTTAAAAATATATTAATTCAAATCATTACATCGTAGAGCCATAGAAAGCCGCCATTCTGGTGGAGCAACCTGAACATCAGCATTATCAACACCTGGTGTATATGAAACACATTCGATACATATAGAACCACGCGATATGTTGGTTCCACTATTTATAACAACACCATTATCAATGTCAGCAAATTTTTGTTGAGATTCAGCTACTCCTGGTGCAGTAATTGTAATGCTACCAAGTTGTTCGCTAGTAGTATTGTCCAAAGCATATCGTACGATATTAAATGATGCCTCAAATTTTGAAATAGCGTCTGTATCAACAATCAATATTGCAGATACAAGATCAAAATTAAAAGGGATTGGTAGACCATATCCAACTTTATTTGATTTTGAACTGTTACCAAATGAGAACGATGAAGGACCACTACCTATAGTTGTCCCATATCCAGTTAATTCACCTGATGCTTCACCACATATAAGAATTCTTTGTTTAGGAATGTCTAAAATACGTGCCATGGATTCATAAGGAATGTTAATAATTGGTGTATCCATGTCTTGTAAAATTACATCATAGAGAGTAACGGTACCTCCGACTATTTGAGGGTTTTCAGGATCAGATTGGATATCTACTCTCCGTATAACCTCAATATTTCTAGTATTGATATCTAATGCGACGATATCAGTACAACTCATATTAGGACCACCAATTGTATCCGAAACATATATATCTTTACTCATAATAGTACCATTGGATGATGTGATATCACCTGTGGTTTTAAGAGATTTACTAACAAGATCAGTGGTATTGTCAATCAAATCGTGTTTTGTATTAATTTTTTTATGGAGCGATAAGTTAGACATATTAGTTGTAGCAGCACTATTAATTGTTGTATTGCCTGAAAGTGTTGTGGTACCAGAAAGTGTTACAACACCGGATGCATCAATATCAACAACCTCGATGTTTTGAGTATTATTAGTTGTTGTATTGCCTGAAAGTGTTGTGGTACCAGAAAGTGTTACAACACCGGATGCATCAATATCAACAACCTCGATGTTTTGAGTATTATTAGTTGTTGTATTGCCTGAAAGTGTTGTGGTGCCAGAAAGTGTTACAACACCGGATGCATCAATATCAACAACCTCGATGTTTTGAGTATTATTAGTTGTAGTCATTCAATATATATATATAGAAAATAATAATTAATTTATTTTTACCAATTATTCATACATGACATAATAGAATATTTTAAAATATCAAAAATGATATATTTTAAAGTATTAAAAATAATATATTTATTCTGCTACATTATCGGATCGTATAAATAACGAAACACGCCATTCAGGTTCTTCAAGGGTTTCATTATTATTTATTATACCATTAGCATAGGATTCGCATTCAATACACAAGGACCCAGGCAATTGAAAAGACGCTCCTCCTACAATCGATGAGAACTGTACAAATGTTTTTTGGCATGTCGTATCTCGTGTGATCTCCATAGTTCCAACAAGTGTTGGAACATTAGTGTCAACATTGTAATTTACAATATTAAGCTTAACTGCTAATGAATGATCTGCATTTGTTGAGACAAGAAGCGCACCAGCAACAATTGAAAAATTAAACGGGATCGGCATACCAAATCCACCACGTCTTGATTTAGATCCGTTACCAAATGAGAACTCTGAAGGACCATTAGTTAAATGACCAGAAGCTTCAGCACTTATAGCCATTGCTTGTGATTTATTCTTAATATTTAATGAATCTGTATATGTAACCTCATTAGTTTCATTAACATTATTAGGATTAATAAATATTAAGTTATTACTAAGTGTAGAAGTACCAGTAGCTTCAAATGTATTTGTTTTTACAAGTCCAGTTGTTGTAACATTAGCAGAATTTATATCTTTACCTACAAAATCTAATTCGCTATCAATAGTGTCTTGTTTTGTGTCAATTAATTGTTTAAGAGAGGGATTTGACATATATATATATAATACAATAGAAAATAATAATTTTTAAACTATTTTTAACTATTTTAATTATTTAAACTATTTTAATTATTTAAAATAAATATTTAACCAGGTCCAAATTCTTCATTACCTTGAATACATATTGATGCACGAAATTCCATGTCATCATCATAAGCACCTAATATCGAAGCGCATTCAATACAAAGAGAACCTGCATCATTTCCACCATAAAAACCATTCATATTTACATAATTTGTACTTGATGTATCAAGTGTGAGAGATGTTAGGAGATTTGGTAATTTTGATCCTTGTGCATACCACACGACATCAAAAACAACTTTTAATGTTGTATCAATTGTATCCACACATATAGAAACAGTTGCTAAATCAAAATTAAACGGAATAGGAACTCCATACCCACGATTTACACTTGATTTAGAACCATTTCCAAACGAAAAAGCAGACAGTCCAGTTGCTGCAATAGGTATTCCAGATGCTTCACAACACACAATCATAAGACGTTTATTAAAAGCAGTATTAACAAGGTTGTTTGATGTTTGAATACTGTTATATGATAATGTCTCAATTTCTACTGATTCAGAATCTTTAAATGAAATACTTGCTACATCAAAAACTGTTTCGCCAGTTATAATATCTTGTTTGGCACTAACATCACCGGTAAGACCATCAAGTCCGGGTGGACCTTGAAGACCAATAGGACCTTGAGGACCAGTTTCTCCATTTAAAACCCCGATTTTTAAAGCATTACTATTAATATTATTATGATTTCTATTTATACTATTTGCAAATATCCCATTATTTGAATACCTATTCATATATATATATAATTATAATTAAAATATTATTCAAACGAATTAATTTTCATTAATATTAAACTATTTTTTTTTTTTTGAATTTGTATTCCATCTTTTATTTTAAAATATCTAAATTACATAATTCAAACAGCCGTTGGTTTTATTGATATAGCAATCTGCCAAACTGTACTCGATTCAGTTGAATTTAGTGGGGTGTTCTCTTTAACATGTATTGATAATGTTCCTGGATTATGTATGACTAGTGGATCAAACATTTCACGAACATAGAACGTATCAGATACCATTGTTATTGTACCAATAATAATATTAGCATTATTAACAAGAGATAAGTTGGTTAAATCAGTATATATAATATCAAATACATCATTACCTGGTGGGTCTGTATAATTCTTATTATCACGACTTATAACAATACTTTTCATGTTAAATTCAAATGGAATTGGTACTCCTGTTGCACATACATAACTAGAACCGAATGAAAATATATTTTTCTTGTATGGAGTACTTTTTGTTAATCCAAGAGCACCACCTGTTAAAAGGATTGTTCCATCAAAAACACATGGTGGTCCTGGTGGACCTTGTGGTCCTTGTTCTCCTTTTGGACCTTCAACAATTGAATCTGCACCAGTGGCACCTGTTGCACCTGTTGCACCTAATGGACCTCTTGCACCTAATCCACCTGTCGCACCTGCTCGACCTGTCGCACCTGTCGCACCTGTCGCACCTAATGGACCTGTCGCACCTGTCGCACCTAATGGACCTCTTGCACCTAATCCACCTGTCGCACCTGCTCGACCTGTTGCGCCTGTTACACCTACTTGACCTACTTGACCTGTAATAATATCATTATATTCTTTTTCATTTTTTTTTAAATTAATATTATTATGATTTCTATTTATATTATTTGCGAATATTTTATTGATTGAATACTTGCTCATATATATATATCATGATATAAATTATTTAAATTAATATTTTTTTTGATAATCTGGCATATGAGCAATGTAAATAATATCTGTTCCCCATTTTTTTAAAATATTTTCATTAATTAATTTTAAACTATTTTTTTTTGAATTTGTATTCCATATTTTAATAACCACATTATTATTTTTTTTAGAACATATTGATAAACCAACAATCTCATCTGATATAGTTGGACATAATTGATTACATATTAAATATGTTGATAATGTTTCCCATAATTCGCTAGATTGGTTTTCATTAATTTTAAAAGACCAACTACCTCCATTTACATTAGTAGTATCTTCCCATATTGGTGCAACATTATCTTGCATTAAAAAAAAATGTTTATTTGTAATTCCTCCAACTTTATCCCAATTATTGTAAAAAATCCAAAAATCAGAAATTGTTGTAATTTCATATATTTTTTTATATCCAGAAATTTTCCAATTATCTTTTTCGTGATGATACCAAATATTCCATTTTTTATTTAACATAGTATTTATATTCATTATAGTAATATATAAATATATTCTTTAATTCAAGATTAAAAAAAATAATAATCTTTAATTTAAAAAAAGAGTATATTAAATAATTTAAAGATCTGCTATTTTATATAGATAAATGGGTTTATACAAATTATACATAAAAATAAGAAATAAGTTAGTTAATAATTGTCTCGTTGAAACAGTTTGTTTTATACATGATGATAATTATTATTTTATGAATGATAAAAATTTAATGCGTCAATATTTATTATTTCTAACTCCTTTTTATTTTACTAAAAGATATGCTATTGATAATAATTATTTTATTATTCATAAAATTGATGATTGTTATGGAATAACAACCGAAAATAAAAATTGCATTATTCCATATATTATTTCATGTAATATAATTACAAATGATACAATTGTTGATTTTTCAAATGAAATTCGTAAATATAATACATCTATTCCGTTATATTTTATTATTTATAATATAATAAATTATAAAGAATTGCGTGTAGTTTATAGGTCTAAAGGCTTGAAGAAAGAAAAGATAATTGATCTTAATAATATTGACACAAAAACCTTTTTAATTCATAATATTTTTAATTAATATAAAAAAAATTGATATAAAAAAATTGAATAAATTAATATAAAAAAGAATTTATATATATATAAATAATGACAATAACTTTTGATAAAGAACTTGATAATTTAATAGATTTTTATTTAAATCAACCAAAAATTTTATATGAACATCTATTTGCTGGGTATCATCAATTTGTTAGCGAAATAATTCCATATTCGTTAATTCAAGAACAAAATTATTTTTACGAAAATATAGATAAAGAAATCATCAACTTACATGGTTTTAAATGTTCAAACATTAGAATTAAACCATCAACATTTGATAATGATAATGAAATTAAATTTCCATCTGATGCACGTAAAAATCATTTAAATTATTTTGCAACTATAGTTGCAGACATACAACAATTTGTAGAAAAAGTTGATACAATAACAGGTGATAAAACAATTAAAAATGTTGGTGATATGGAAAAAGATATTCATGTTGCAAATATTCCAATTATGGTAAAATCAAAATATTGTTCTACTCATATTAAACAAAATAATAACCGTGAATGTAAATTTGATCCAGGAGGATATTTTATTGTTAATGGTGCAGAAAAAATCATAATGTCAATGGAAAAAATGGTTGATAATAAAATTTTAGTTTTCTCTAAAAAAGAAAGTACATATACTGATGGAATAATTCATATTGCACAAATTAATTCTAGACGAAATGATTGGTCTGATAATTTACAAATTCTAACAATTAAAAATAAAAAAGATGGAGCATTAATTGTAAGTACTAGTTCTCAATTAGTTGAAGTACCATTGTTTGTACTAATGAGAGCATTAGGTATTGAAGAAGATGAACGAATTATTAGTTATATTACGTATGACTTGACAGATAATAAAATGTTAAATATGATAAGAACATCTATTAATAGTTCTGTTGATGAAAATAATAATCCAATTAAAACAAAAGAAGAAGCTATTGAATTTTTAATTACAAAATTAAAACGTAATAAACGAATTTCACAAACTGACGAAGAAATAGCAAAAATCCAAAAAAGAATGTATTTAGATAAAATTTTAAGACAAGATTTATTACCTCATCTCGGTGAAGATATTACTAAAAAAATAGTATTTATTGGATTAGTTGCTAATAGATTATTAAATGTTATGCTTAAAAGACAAGAATTAGATGATAGAGATGCATTACATAATAAACGGATTGAACAACCTGGTATATTACTTGGACAATTATTTAGACAAAATTGGAAAAAATTATTAAATGATATTGGAAAACATTTTAAGAAAAAAAATCAACACGATGATAATCCAATTAATGTAATTAATCAAATTAAACCGTCGATCATTGAACAAAGTTTAAAAACAGCACTTGCAACAGGAATATGGGGAATGAATAAAACAAAAAAAGGGGTTGCACAGTCTTTACAACGATTAAGTTGGGTCCAAGGAATTTCGTTTCTAAGACGAATCTTATCACCTTCAATGGAAGATTCATCATCAAAAATCACATCAATTCGATATATTAATAATAATCAAATGCAATTATTATGTTTAACAGGAGATACAAAAGTTTTAATGGGAGATGGTGTAAATTTAAAATCCATTAAAGATATTCAAGACAATGAATGTGTTATGACCGTTAATCCAACAACATTAAAATTAGAACCGTCTGCAATGTATAATAAATTTTGTAAAATGTCTGAAAAATTATTAAAAATTGTAACAGTAAATAACAATATTATTAATACAACCCCAGAACATCCTTTCTTAATAGGTAATGATATTTGGAAATCAGCAGGTGAATTAATGATAAATGATAAAATTTTTATTATGAATGAAAATAAATGTAAATTAATTGAGATTAAAGAAATAGTTCAAATCGAAAATGAACTAGTTTATGATTTTACAACATATTCAAATAATCATAGTTTTATTGCATCATCATTTGTTGTTTCAAATTGTCCATCAGAAACTCCAGAAGGGGCAAAAATTGGTGTTGTCAAGAGTTTAGCAACAATGTCGACTATTTCGAATCAAAATTCAACTCAATCAGAAATCCTTAAAACTATTTTAAGTGAAACAAATATGAAACATCCATATGATATAAATCCATTAACAATGAATAAACACATAAAGATAATGTTAAATGGTGATTGGATAGGGGTTTGTAAAATAACTGAAGGATTTGACATATATCAATTATTAAAGAAAAAACGACGAGAAAATATAATTGACAAAACAACAAGTATGTTATTTGATTTTAAATCAAAAGAAATTAGGTGTTATTTCGATGGAGGGCGTCTTATTAGACCTTTATTAATTGTTAATGATAATAAATTAAATTTAGATTCTGAAATAGTATCATTTATTAATGAAGAATCTAAATTAGTAAATAAAAGTAAATCATGGAAAAAAATTATAAACAAATTTCCAAATATAGTTGAATATGAAGATATTGAATCATTAAATTATTTATTAGTTGCAGAAACTGAAAATAGATTAACAGAATCTATAGACTCAAAAAATAAACCAATTGAATATAATAATACTACTAAAATTAATAGATATGGTGATTATAGGTGGGTTAAATATACACATTGTGATTTTCATCCATGGGTAATGTTGGGTTCAATTGTATCTGCAGTACCATTTTCAAATCATAATTATGGAACTAGAAATATTATTCATACGTCTCAGGCAAAACAATCAATAGGTACTTATTTAACATCTTATAAAGATCGAATGGATATTTCTCAAGTATTATATCATCCACAAATCCCAATTGTTACAACAAAAGGAATGAAATATAATAATTTAATGGATTTACCATATGGTGAAAATACAATTGTTGCAGTTTGTTCTTATAATGGATATAATCAAGAGGATAGTATTATTATAAATCAATCAGCAATCGACCGTGGATTATTTCGTGTGGATTCACTCAAAAAATATGAAAGCGAAATTTTAAAAAATCCATCAACATCACAAGATGATATTTTTACTAAACCTGATAGAAATAAAGTAACAGGAATGAAACAAGGAAATTATGATAAATTAAATGATAATGGTTATGCACCAGAAGAAACCATTCTAAATAATGAAGATGTTATTATTGGAAAAATATCTCCCATTCAACCAACTGGTAATAATAACAAAGTTTATAAAGATAGCTCAACTATTTTTAAAAGTAATGTTCCTGGTGTTATTGATCGTGTTCATACTGGTGTTTATAATGCAGAAGGATATGAAATGTATAATGTGAGAGTACGGATGGAACGTAAACCAATTACAGGAGATAAATTTACAACAAGACATGGACAAAAAGGTATTGTTGGTATAGGCTATAAACAAAAGGATATGCCTTTTACAGAATCTGGAATTGTACCAGACATGATTCTTAATCCTCATGGATACCCATCTCGTATGTCTTTAGGACATTTTATAGAATGTCTTGTTTCAAAAGAAGCTGCTGAATCTGGACATTTTGTTGATGGTACACCGTTTAATAATTACGATATGACACAAGCACCTATTGCATTAAAGAAACTTGGTTATTCACCATATGGAACTGAAACTATGTATTGTGGATTAACTGGTCGTAAAATGGATGTTGAAATATTTATCGGACCTGTATATACTATAAGATTAAAACACATGGTTTTAGATAAAATCCACGGGCGTGCAAGAGGACCAAAACAAGCATTGACAAGACAGCCATTAGAAGGACGTTCTCGTGAAGGTGGTTTAAAAATCGGAGAAATGGAAAAAGATGCCATTGTAGCACATGGAATGGGTCAATTTTTAAAGGAACGTTTTATGGAAACGTCAGATATATCAAAAGCACATGTTTGCGATGAATGTGGTATGTTTGCATCAAAAGTTATAGATAAAGATTATTATAGATGTAAAGGATGTCATAATTCAACAAGGATTTCAGCAATCGTTATTCCTTATGCATGTAAATTATTATTCCAAGAATTAACATCAGTAAATATTTTACCAAGAATTAGAACAGAAAAATCTATTTATTCTGATGAAACATAACTTTTATTTAATTTATATTTAACATAACTTTTATTTAATTTATATTTAACATAACTTTTATTGAAATTAATTTATATTGGGTAATATAAATTAATTTAACTATAATTAATGTATTTGATATTATACACTGCTATTTGTTTGATTATTAACCCAATCTTTATTTATTAATGTATTTGATATTACACGAGCATTATCCCAATATTTTAAACTTAAAGTGTTTCCAGGATCTGATGATGTAACAACAGATGGATTGTTATTAATACATACAGGCGGTCTATTCATTGGTACTGTCCATTTATTTGTATTTAATATTGTATAATCATTTGTCCAATCATTTGCAATTTTATCACCAATTGGTACAGAAAAATCAGGGTTTAATTCATTGTATTTTAAATCAGTAGTAGAAGAATTTCTTGGTTTTAAAAGTTCAAGCGATTTAATAAGTTCGTCTATTGTTAATAATTTTAATTTTAATTTATTTTCAAAAATGAATATTTCATTATCAGTTATTACATTATTATTTTTTAAATCCATTAATAATATTTTAAACTGTTCTTCTTTAGTGTTAGTATTAGTATTATAATTATTATTATTATTATTATTATTATTATTATTATTATTATTATTATTTGCAGATACTTGATTTTTAAGATCATTAATTTGATTTCGTAGTTCAATTTTCATTTTTTCAATTTCATAAGAACATCCTGTAGGCATTTGTCTTGCGGATTGTGTAGATTGTGTCCCATGTTTTGTCCAGCTACAGGTTGTATAGATACAGGTTGTTGTCCAGCTACAGGTTGTCCTGGTGGTGGTCCAGGTGGTGGTCCAGGTGGTGTTTCAGGTGGTGGTCCAGGTGGTGTTTCAGGTGGTGTTCCAGGTGGTGATCCAGGTGGTGGTCCAGGTGGTGGTCCAGGTGGTGTTCCAGGTGGTGTTCCAGGTGGTG